GAATACTATTTATAATGTGAAAGGCAATATGGTAAGTGTGCCATGTCAAGGAGAACTCGTAGATGTCAGACGCTAGAAAATTTCGTTTTGTATCCCCTGGAATCTTCCTTAGTGAAGTAGACCAGTCGCAAATCCCGGCTTTACCCGATTTGGTTGGGCCAGTTATTATTGGTCGTTCCGAACGCGGCCCCGGTATGATTCCAACAAAGGTTGGTTCATTTTCGGAGTTCGTTGAGAAGTTTGGAAATCCAATCCCAGGTAGAGGGGGCACCCTAGACGTATGGCGAGAAGGGAACTATGCTTCCCCCACATATGCTGCATATGCTGCGCAAGCTTATCTTCGCGCAGGTGTCGGACCTGTCACATTTATGCGCCTGATGGGAACGCAGTCCCCAAGCGCAACCACAGCCGGCCAAGCTGGCTGGACAACTCAGAATGTGCCAGCAACGTCTCTGGCCAGTAACGGTGGGCCTTTCGGGCTTTTTGTTTTTGCTTCGGGCGCCGCGCTCATTGATGAGTTCGGATTGCCAGTTGGGGTTGGAGAAGGTACGCTAGCAGCAGTGTGGTATATGGACTCTGGTTCAGTTCCGGTACTATCTGGGAATACAGTCTCTGGTGTAGCATCCGAATATGCTGGCACAGTGCTTAAGTCAGATTCTTCCGGCCAGTTTAAGGTCAGAATCATTGGAACAGGTACACCCGATGTTGAACTAGAAAATGTGACCTTTACCTTGAGTGAATCGAGCGACAACTTTATTCGAAAAGTTTTTAATACAAATCCACAGAATGTTGGAACAACAGTTTCCTCTGCGAATGAAAAAAAGTATTGGCTCGGTGAGACATATGAGCGTTGTGTGGCGTCTAAAGGATTAGCTGGTGCTGAGGCTTATGGTGCTATCATGGCTATCACTTCTGGTTCAAGCTTGCAGGGTAACCACGAACGCGATATGCCTTATCGTGATGCGCATACTGGCTGGTTCTTTGCTCAAAACCTTTCTGCTGATACTAGTAGCTATACTTATGATGGTATGCAAAAGCTATTCAAGTTTGTGGGGATTAATGGTCACGGAGAATGGCTACAAAATAATATTAAGATTTCTATCGCAAATGTTAAAGCATCGAAAAATGAGAACGTTCCATATGGTACTTTTGATGTTGTAGTTCGTAGAGCGAGCGACTCAGATCTTCGCCCAGTTGTTCTAGAGAGATATTCAGCATGTGATCTGGATCCAGGTTCGCCAAACTATATTGGAATTAAAGTCGGCGATAGCTATCAAGTTTGGGACGATATCGAGAAACGATATCGCGAATATGGTAATTATCCAAATCGTTCTGAATATCTTCGCGTAGTGATGAATGAAGTTGTCGACAACGGAGGATCAGCCGCAGCCCTGTTGCCATTCGGTGTATACGGGCCTCCGAGGTTCCCGTCTTGGACTTTCTATAGTGGTAGCACAAGTTATGATGGTCATCCGTCGACTACGGCCTACGCGCTGGGCGCGACCTACATTCCTAACGTTCCGGCAGCTGCTAACGACACACAGGCGCTTTCTACGGTTGGACTCTTTGGGACAGCTTCCATTGAATATCCAAAAGTTGGTGCTCGCGTCAACTGTACTAATGATGGCGTAAATCCAACAAGCAATGCTTATTTTGGCCTACAAACTGGAAAGTCGTCTACTTCAACAGTATTTGACCCCGGCTATGGAGACTATCTCAAGGCATTTGGTTATACGGTTGTAGCTGATTCTGATTGGGGCGATTCGTTTGGCGAAGGTACCTTGCCCGGTAACTTGGTTCATCAATGGGTATTTACTCTAGATGAAGTTAGTGGTACTGTCGGCGCAGGTTGGTCTTCAGCAACGCCAACTAGCAATATTACAGAGGCAACTTGGGTTACAGGTTCGCACGCATCTGGACTTGCTTGGAATGCTAGTTCAACAAACATGGGCGCGGTTAGCTATAAGAATGTGTTAAACTCTAAAATGAATAGATTCACTTCTCCAATGTTTGGTGGATTTGATGGTCTAGACGTGAAACAAACGGATCCTTTCAGAAATACATACACGGAAGGTGCTACGGAAACCGGCAACTATGCATTTTACACTCTTCGTCGAGCAATTGATACGATTGCAGATCCAGAAGTTGTAGAAATGAATGTTGCTTGTATCCCAGGTATTACGAATGAGCCTATTACGAAGTATCTTTTGGATACTGTTGAGGCTCGTGCCGATGCCTTGGCCATTATTGATGTCAAGGGCGGATTTCAGCCTCGACATGAAAGTAATAGCAGCATTTCGGATCGACAAGGTAACCTGGCAAGTGTTCTTTCAAATATGGAAGTTCGAAATCTTAATACATCTTATGGGTGTGCTTACTATCCTTGGGTCAAGGTCCGCGACGAGTCTACCGGTACATTCTTGAATATGCCTCCGTCCGTCGTAGCGCTAGGCGTTATGGCTAATACAGAGCGAGCAGCAGATGTTTGGTTTGCTCCCGCTGGATTTACCAGAGGTGGATTATCAGCCGGTGCAAGCGGTTTAGCAGTAACTGGCGTTGAAACAAAGCTAACTTCTGCTAACAGAGACGACCTTTATGAACTCAACATCAATCCAATCGCAAGCTTCCCAGCAGAGGGTGTTGTGATTTACGGTCAAAAGACCTTGCAGGCTACACAGTCTGCCTTGGACCGAATCAATGTCCGACGCCTAATGATCTACGTCAAGCGTGGTATCTCTCAGATTGCTTCGTCAACAATTTTCCAACCTAATGTTCAAGCTACTTGGAACGACTTTAAAGGCCGAGCAGATCGGTTCTTAGGAGGGGTGAAGGTTGGTTTTGGTGTTGAAGATTATCGGGTTGTTCTAGATGAAACAACAACAACAGCAGACCTTGTTGATCGTAACATCATGTATGCGAAAATTCTGATTAAGCCGACAAAGGCAGTTGAGTTTATTGCGATTGACTTTATGATTATGCGCTCTGGCGCGTCTTTCGAGGATTAAAGAGAAAAACCATTTTTCTACACTAATTAGAGTATAACAGGAGACTAACAATAATGGCCAATAATTTCTGGACAAACGCCGCCCAGGCACAAGATCCTAAAAGAGGTTTTAGATTTCGTGTGCAGATCACGGGTTTGGGATCCAAACCCGCCGCCCCGTCAGGCGCGCCGACCGGAGGCGACTATATTTGGTATGCCAAAAAAGCAGATAAGCCAAAGGTGTCTTTCACCGAGGCTAAACACGAATACCTAAACCATACATACTATTGGCCAGGACGAGCTTCTTGGAACGAGGTTTCTATTACCTTTGTCGATCCTGTTGAACCAGATTTGGCAGGTTCAATGTCTTCTCTTCTTAAGACAGCAGGATATATTATTCCTCATGGCGCCTCCAGGACTGAAGATTTTGTTTCTATGTCGAAGGCAGGCTCCACCGAAGCCCTAGGTGATGTCCTTATTGAACAGATTGATGAAAAGGGCGAAGTGCTGGAGAAATGGACACTTAAACAAGCATGGGTCATGGAAGTTACTTTTGGAGATCTGGATTATAGTTCAGATGATTTGCTTGAATTAACTATGAAGTTTAGGTATGATTGGGCATCTTTTGAATCGCCAAAAGGCGCGCCTGACACCAAAGGCCCTTTCTTCGCTGGTCCGTAGACAAGGAGGCCTAAATGTCTAGTAAGGCTTTTTGGACAAATGGTTCACCTCCGGAGCCGAAAAGACAGTTTCGGTTCAAGGTTCACTTTGATGGCCTGAGAGAAGGTGATTCGAACCTTGTTTGGTATGCGAAAAGTATTGACAAGCCAACAATGACTTTTAAAGTAGCCAACGAAGGCGAAGCAAATGTTGGTTCTCAAACCCCAGACGAAAAGATACTTAGTGTTCCCAAGATGTCAGATATAACTATGGTCTTGGTTGATCCATCATATCCAAATGCTAGCAAGAAGCTTCTTTCGTTAGTTAACAGTGCTGGGTATTTAGATAAGAAAACTGGCGAAATGAACAACAACCTAGGCAACTTTGATGGCGATATTTTTCGAAAATCTATTGGTAGAGTTTCCTTTGATCAGCTGGATCATGGAATCCTTCAGAGTGATAACAAACGTAAAGTAGGAGCACTTGAGACTTGGGTGCTTGAAAAAGCATATATAAAGTCGATCAACTTTGGCAAACTAGACTATTCAAGTGACGATTTTGTTGAAATAACGGTGGTGCTTGGATATACGAGCTTTACTTGTTCTCAACGAAGTGGCGACAAAAGCCCTTTTCAATACTCCGACTACTCCGACTACTACGAGGATACTGCAGAAAACGCTTTTACCCAAACTAACATTGGTAAATCCAATCGGCTTAAGACTTGGAATTTTAGCAAATAATAACAACAAGAGGTGTTTATGAGAGATAACAGTAAGAGGCTTACAGCAGCGGCTGATCCCGCTCCTGCAATGGTCTCTGATGAAGCAAGAATTCCGTTGGACTTTTCAACCCCAACGGAGCTGGTAGATCTACCTTCAAAAGGGAGATATTACCCAGAGGGTCATCCACTTTGTGGGCAAGAGACCATTGAGATCAAGTTTATGACAGCAAAGGATGAAGATATTCTAACTTCTCCTTCACTTTTGAAGAAAGGGTTAGCAATCGATAGGTTCCTTCAAAATGTTATCCTGAATAAGAGGATTAGTGTTGGTAGTCTACTATCTGGTGATAAGAATGCTATTCTTATTTCTTCCCGTATTAATGGGTTCGGAGCAGAATATACTACAAAAGTAACTTGTCCCGCTTGTATGAAACCTTCTGAAAATACATTTGATTTATCGGAAGTAGAAGTATATGTCGGTGACGATTTTGATGATTACGATATTACGCCTACAGAGAGCAATACCTTCATTGTGAAGTTGCCCAGAACAAGCTTTGAGGTGGAAGTTCGTCTTTTGACCTCCAAAGATGAGAATGAGCTTGCAGCAAAAATGCAACAAGCCAAGAAGCGTGGAGCCCATGAGACAAATTTAACTGATCAACTAAAAAAGATTATTGTATCTGTAAACGGAGTTGATGAATATAAGACTATTAGTCGAGTAATTGATGCTTTACCAGCTTTTGACTCTCGTTATCTGCGGGCAGCATATCTTAAACTAGTGCCTGGTTTAGATATGACCCAACAATTCACTTGTGAAGCATGCGGATTCGAGAAGGAGGTAGATATCCCCCTAACGGTGGACTTTTTTTGGTCTAAGCAATGATTATATTGCGAATGTTTATGAAGAGCTGTTTCTTCTAAAATACCATGGAAATTGGTCATTTATGGAAGCTTATAACCTCCCTATATCTATTCGTCGTTGGTTCTTACAAAGACTTGTTGAACAATTCGAAAAAGAAAAAGAAAAGCTAGAAGAATCTAAAAGATAATCAAAGTCCGGTCGTCATTAAGACTTCCGGCCTTTTTGTTTATGGAAACTATTTATGTAATAGGGAGAACAACATTGATGGGCAATCTTGACAGAGAAATCGACCTAATGCTGGAAAGGTCGCAAAGACGATATGAATGCTTGGATCAGCAGATTGACCTAATGTTGGAAGGGTCGTTGAGTGAGTATATTAGAGCAGGAAATTTAGATCGATCGGCAAAGAAAGGTGAAACATCCCAGGAGGAAGAAGAGCTAACGGACGACGAACCAACTGAAGAAATGCCCCGCGAGGACGACGAACTAGGGGACGACGAAGAAACTGAAGAAGTATCCCATGATATCGACTGTGAACAACTTTTGAAGGATCCAGAAATTCAAAAGCTCCTCAAGAATATTGAGGCTAGCCAAACTATAAAAAGACAACTAGCAGATACTTTAAGAAATCTATCTTTAACAATAGACATAACTACAGGATCGATCGCCGCCGCGATGGCCCTCTTATCAACCCCAACCCCCGGCGCCCCTGTCGGCTGGCTCACCGCTGCCGGAATCTTAAAATGGGGGGGATTGGGATCAGCCGGCTCTTTACTTGGCGCAGTTGCGTTTGATCTTATGAATGGTGATTACAAAGTAGCAGCCATCGATGGTGCAGGCGCCGTTTTATCGGCTTGGCTTGCTGGTGGAGGCGCCGCGTCCAAAGCTGCTAAATCTGTGGGTGCAAGACTTCTCCAACGGGGTGCTGGAAAACTGGCCCAACTTGAAGCTAAATTAGCAGCCGAGTTGGCTACAAAAGGTATATCCGAACAACTCGCAAAAACTATAGCAAAGAAATTCATGACAGGTGTGATAAATAACGCATCTGGGAGTCTTAGAAAAATGATTGGCGATATTCCGACCATAAGGGATGGCGAATCCGATCATGATTATAAGCAAAGAGTTCAGCATTGGCAGCAAGAACAAAGTAAAAAAGTAGCAGAAATATTCAACAAGTGCTACAAAAAAACAGAAGATACACAGACAACAAAAAATATCAAAAAGGCAATTAAGGAAGTTGATAAATTTGTAAACTTTATGGCGCACTGGATTGATAGGGTTCTCGACTTTGGCTTTAAGTTGATAAAAGGCGGGAACCTAAACGAATCACAACTCAGAGTAGCAGAAGAATTAGGATTAGGTGACATACAGCTTTTAAAAGAAGACAAGTTAACAACAATCACAATAGACTTCAACGAATTAAGAAAACAAGAACTTAATGAAAGTTTTCTGGCTATGTTTGGTGGATGGATTGAGTATATATTGGGAGCCATGTTTGGTGGTCGTTCATTACCCTTGTCGGTTAAAGGTAGCCGAAGAGAGGTAGAATCGTTTGCCAAGGCCATTGGTGGAGAGAAGAAATATTTGGAAGTTGTAAGAAGATATGGGCTAGATCATCCTACCACTTACAAAAATAAAGCAAAACTAGATAATGCTATCAAAGGCTTTGAAAAAGAAACAGGCTTAAAATGGCCATTCAAGTAATGGAGAGCAAATAAATGGCTTCAAAACTAAATGAAGAACAGAAGAAAAGACAAAAGGTACTAATCGATTTAGAACACTCGGGCGACATCAACCCTGAACAGAGAATTGAACTGGCAGAGATCAACCGCATTCAAGCTGGCATCAAGGAAACCCAAGAAGAAATAAAAGCCGGCTTAGAGGAGAATATCGAATTACTAGAAGAGCATATCGAATTACTAGAAGCGCAAAAGAAACCACTCGAAGCAATAGTAGGCCTTGAAGAGAGAAAGATCAAACTTCAAGAGGAAAAACTTAGATTGGCTAGACTGGAACTTCTAGAAAGGAAGAAGAGAGAAAACCTGTCTGCTAGCGCTATAGCTGAAGAGATGAGAGGGATAAAGCTGGCCGAACGATATGTAGAGGAACAAAGACGGGGCCATAATGAGGCAGAAAGCTTTGCAGCACGCTGGGCTGGAATATCACGGGATCCTAAACACGATTTTACCAAGCTTATAGCAAGCCCTGGTTTCGCCAAGGGCCTCGTGGGAGGCCTCAAGGAAGTTGTTGATCCTCTGAGCATCATGACCTCAACTCTTGATAAAGCGGTTGAGGCTACAGTGGCTCTTGTTTTTGAGCAAGATCAGGCAGTGGTCAACTTTCGAAAATCTACTGGAGCTTCTGGTGAGTTTGACGACAATATTAGAGGTTTGGAGCGTTCCCTCTTCACAGCTGGTGTGACCTCAGCAGAAGCAGGAGAATCTATTCAAACATTGTTCCTGAATGTTTCAGATTTTACTGAGATGTCCAAAAACCAGCAAAAAGAGCTGGCGGAAAATGTTGCAGTGCTAAGCGAACTAGGAGTATCAGCTCAAACTAGCGCAAAAAACATTCAGTTCGCGACAAAGGTTCTGGGTATGAACACAAAGCAGGCAGCTGGACTTCAAAGAGAGCTGCTTGTTTTTGCACAGGACTTGGGAGTGTCTGTTGATCAAGTAGCAGGTGATTTTGAGACAATGGGGCCTCTTATCGCTGCTTTGGGAGACAATGGGGTTGACGCTTTCAGAAAACTTGAAGTTCAAGCCAAGAATACTGGCTTAGCTATGGCAGATCTGCTTGCTCTTACTAAAAAGTTTGATACTTTCGATGGCGCAGCAGATTCCGTGGGTAAACTAAATGCTCTTCTTGGGGGTCCATATTTAAATACGCTAGAACTTGTCGCAGAGACGGATCCTTCAAAGCGCTTTGAGATCCTGAAAGAAAGAGTTGATATGGCCGGAAAGTCTTTTGATGATATGGAGTATTATGAAAGAAAGGCATTAGCAACGGCAATAGGTCTAAACGAGCAACAGCTTGCTCTTATGATGCAAGGAGATATTGATCTAATAAGAGAGCCCAAGAAATCCCAAGCAGAATTGGCAGAGCTAGCAAAACAAACAGCCCAATTTAATACTCTGATGGAAGAGCTGGGACAAATAGCAAAAGGGTTGGCTGTTAGTTTTGGGCCGCTAGTAAGCTTATTCAA